ATGAAAGCATATGAGACCGAACTTAATAATTGGTCTCAAAACCCTACACAAGAAAACCTAAACAGGCTCAACACTGTAGTAGCGGGAGCAAAAGAGTTTTTAAAGATTGCCCCGGCTGCATATAGTTCGGACAACAACACCCTTATCAATGGGGTGATGAACTACGACAAGTACCAACAAGATCCGGACGAAATGAGAAGTATGTTCGAACAAAAGTGGGGTGGTGAAGTCAATGTTCGTTACAATGATGAGACAATGCAAGTTGAAATTGTTGATGCTTCTAATGGTCAAGAAAATTGGGGTAGTGTTTATGGTGGTCGTTATAAGCCTAGTGAAGAAAACGCTTTGACATTCACACCGAAGAACAACTTCAACTTTACAAGTTCTCAAGACTATGCTTACACCAAGGGTCGCCCAGCCATTGCCGCAGGAAACCCCGAACTCTTTGGTAAGAACTTTAGTGCAGAGGTACAATCTAATGATGACCTTAAGAAGAGTATTGCTATACAGTATGGGATGACGTTTAATCTAGACCCACAAACTGTAATGGCTGACCCTGAACTATGGGAGACTGCTCAAACAATGTACCTCGAAGATGCTCAAGGAACACTATCTGAAATCGTTGCGGAAAACGAAAGACAGAAAAGGGATGCTGCTTCTAGAAGCCGAACTAAAAAATATGCGGGTACACGAACAGTTGACTTTAGTGGGACATCTGTAAAACTCGATCAACTAGCATCGCCTCCACTATTAACAATTCGAGGCGAATACGATGATGATGGTGAAGCGGAAGTTAATAAAGTTCGTTTAGAAGCGTATAAGATAGAAGGTGGAGAATTGTATGTAGATATAGTCAATATATCATATCAATTTGTTGACATGAGCGGTAATCCTCTTTCGGGGTCTGCACTAGCGGATGCTCAAGCAGACTATGCTGGTCTTAAGGATATGATTAATAGCAGTTATCAAATAAAAAAGCGTGAGGTTTCACAATTAAAACAAGTTACTGATCCTACCGAACTGTCTGCTTACATGAGTGAACTTAAAAGAGCGGGATTAAAAACAAACTAATAGAATGAACGAAGAAATTCTAGAATATCTACGAGGTCAATTTGGTGACGACTACTTTAACATTGACACTCAAGAAGCCTTAACCGACTATGAGAACACTGTTCTTCGTAGGGGCATTATGGCTGGTTACGACCTAGGTGAGTTGCGACCCGCCTTGGAAGAACTTCGTGTTGAATTAGTAAAAAAAAAAGAAAGTCAACAAGAGGTTTTTCAATCTTCACAAGACCTCTATCAACAAGCAGTCGAAGAGACTGGGTTTTCGAAATCGGAAGACTCACCATACGCTGGAGGTCTAGGCTATGATTATAGCGGTACTCGAACATTAGAAAAACTTGACGGAAGTGCTGCCGAGCAAAAGGTAGCCAATGACGAACTAGATGCTTTAGCCAAGGATGTAGAAAACGCTCAATATGATCAGGCATATCAAACATTTAAGTACCTAGGTTATTCCGATGAAAAGGCATCTGAATCTGTAGGCAACCTACACAACATGGCTATTGAGCAGGGTCAACCCATAGGTCAGGTAATGAATAACCTTTACCTTATGGATTTCCGTACTGGGTTTGAGCAGTACAAAGACGATCTCAATGTGGAAAATGCTGATCGTTATAGGACTATCGTTGATTTTGGGGCTGCCTCACAAGAGGCTACGAATGTAGCGTATTGGCTAGATAAAGGCGTTGATATCGATGGTGCTTCAGAAGAACTTGGAATATCTATCAAGTCTCATGATGTATTTCATGAGGACTATCTAACCCCAGGAGAAGACTACTTTTCTTTTTGGCTAATCGATGAAGAGTCCGCACCTGGTGAAAAGACGGGGGTATACAACGACCTCAAAAGATTTTACAATCGTGCTGCGATTAGCAAGATGCAGGCAGATATGCTCGACCCTGTCATGCCTTTGTCCGAAGTAGATTTTGAGCGACTTGCATACTACCAAAAGTTGATGCGTGAAAACCATCAAGTTGAATGGGACACAGACAACGCATTCCTTGAAGGTGTTGACATTGTTTTATCTAGTGTTGTATCTCCTATCTTCGAATCCGCTGCGGCGATGTGGGCAGGGGCTGCAACGAACCCACTTACCTATATGGGTGCGCTTACTGGCGCAGGTACTTTTGTTGGTTTTGGTGCAGAGGGTCTTGCTCTTGAATACTCCTCTAAAGTATTAGAAGTCTTTAGTGAGTTAGGATACGACACAGCAAACCCCGCTCAACTAGCCAAAGCCTTTGAAAACCCAGAGGTCATGAAGGAAGCTCGTAATAGAGGTTTGGCTAAAGGTATCCCTATCGCTATTGTAGATGCTATTAGTGCAGGTACAGCAAGTGCTGTATACAAAAACATTATCAAGCAAGGGTATAGAAGGTTTACCACATATGCCCTCGCAGAAGGTGCGGAAGGTTTAATGGGTGCTGGTGGTGAAGCATTAGGGCAGTTGGTAGAGACTGGGGAAATCTATGATGTGAAGGGAATCGCCTTGGAATTCCTAGGTCAAGGTATACAAACCGCTCCTATAAAAGCCTACACTGCTATCAAGAATAAGGATATGAGTCAAGCGGAAAGAGACTATCTACGCTTTGCCGTCCTTAATCAGGATGCTCACGAACTTACTACCGCTGCGTCTTCAATGAACTTCAACGAAGTACAAGCAATTAATAAAAAGATTAAAGAGCAAAGACAGGCTGCTCGTAAGGCGAAGAGTAAAGAGGCTCGTGCAACACACCGCCAAAACGCTCGTCAACTTCAACAACAAAAATACGAGACACTCAATCGTAATCTAGAGACATTACAAAACCTGCCTGAAAACAAGCGTAAGAAAGTTGTAGAACTTACCGAACGCATGAACGACCATGCTATTGAACTTAAGCGATTTAAAAAGGGAGACCCCGGTCGCACGGCAGTCATTGAAGAGATAGGTAAGATATATGGTCAAATTAATGACATCGTAAAAGGTCGTAAGCCTCGTGAGACTCCAATGGGATCAGAGGTTGCTCCTAATGTAAACCCAACTCCAGTAGATGGGGTGACCCCGGTACCGGGCGCACCTACAGTTGAGGAAGCATCAACTCCAACAATCACAGAACTAGACGGACAACAAGCCGTGGTAAAACTGCCTAGTGGAATCACTCGTGGTTTAGTTACTATTGACGAGGGTGGTAAGGTTACTATTGAGGATGCAAAAGGAAATGTAACAGAGCTAGGTAATGTTCAAGATATTGGTGAGCAGTCTCTTGAAGAGGCGGGGTTTGGTTCATTCTTGTCCGAGCTAAATGAAGACGGATCGTTCTCAATCCGTGGAAAACAATACACTGCTCCTCGTGGTAAGAAGTCAGTAAACCTCAATGAGAATGGAGAGGTTGTTAGTGTTACCCTAAAGGATTCGAAAGGTCGTAACCGAACCTTCCGTGGTGAGGTTGCCCAAGAGATTGCTTACTTATTTAGTCAACCACAATCTAAACAAGAAGACACTCGTAGTATTGAGGAGATTATTGTTGAGACAAGTGAAGAGGCTAATGGCGGTCCAGCGGTAGAGACAGTAGAAGAGGTTCAAGGACAAGATGAAACTGTAACCCCTAGCGATGAGACTCCCCCGATCCCACAACAAGAAAAGCCTGAACTACCGAAGCCGGCATTGTCTTCTCCCGTGCGTACCATTAGCCCACGCAATGGTATCTCGGAACGAGTTGCTTCAATAGTCAATGGTCTTGTATCGGCATTGAGTGGTAATATTGGTAAGGATGTACGGATGGTCTTTTGGAATAATACTGAAGACCTTAATAATGCCTTGGGTCAAAATGGACTAGAAGCATTCTATGATTTTAGAACCAATACTATACACTTAACTATCGATGCTACGGATGCAGTGATTCGTGAAGAGTTTGCTCACGCTGGTTTCGGAGGCATCATGTCGGACGACAAGGTTCGTGGAAGACTATACCAAGAGGTAAGAGACCTCGCCAAGAAGAACGATGTACTCGGTGTTGATGTAGAGGCTATCGAACAAGCATATAGAGAATGGGGCAAGTCTGTAGGATTAAGCGAGTCTGCTATTGAGGCTATGGTGCAAGAAGAGGTGGTCATGAAAGTACTTGCGAGTTACACCACAAACCTCAACCAAATTGATGCTTCGTTGATAGGTAAGATCAGACGAATCATTAACAAAGCACTTACCGCAGTAGGTTTCAAGAAACTTACAATCACCGATGATGTTTCTCTTGTTAAACTAGCGGAGACATTCGCTCTTGCTACTCGCCAAGGAAAGGCTATTAACCAGCGTGTAAGCCAACCTTATAGAACACAGCCTGTAAGCGATGGTGGTCGTGCTAGTATCCTAATGTTAGCGGATGCCCTAGGTCTAGATGCAAAGACTATACAACAATTTAAAGGTGGCTATGGAGAGGCATTTAGTTTCAAGGCAGCGGAATTTTTAAAGAGAAGAGAAGTAGGATACGCTACCCAAGAAGAAGCTCTTGAGGCACTTGGTGAAATAGAAGATGTAAACCTTTTACCTGAAATTGCGAAGGAAGATTTAGAACTCGGAATGAGTGCTATGGCGACCGAGGTATTCGATGTCGCTAGTCAATCGCTAGAAGATGGTAAGACATACAATATTGAGACATATATTGATTATAGTCAATATAAGTTAGAGACCGATCTTTCTATAAAAGGCAAGAGACTAGATGGCAGTCCTTCTTCTAGAAACCTTCGACTACCGATAGTTACAGGTGGATTCTTTATGCCTCGTACAGCAGAAGAATATGTTGAGGCACAGGAAAAGGGAACTATAAATCGATTCTTCCCTAAAGATACATTTGATAAATTAAACCCTGGGGAACAACTACCTCCAAGATTCTTCGCATTAATGCCTGATCGTGGTACTACAGTTAGAAGGTCTACCAATACTGGTGGTGAGGGTCGCCTCGGTGGTACAGATGGAGTAAGAAAGGATCAGTTCCTTGCCGAAGAAGTATTAGGTTTAAGTTCCGAAATTCATAAAGAGATACTGCTCCAAGGTATCATGCAGTCGCCGATGATTCTTATCGGAGATGACAGTGTGCTTTTAGGAATCTATGAGAACGGAGACTTATTAGGTCATGTGTACGCTGAAGATATTGAAGCATATTTAGACGGAGACTCAAGTTTACTTCTTGATGAAGATGTGGTATTTGAAGACATAGTAATGTCCTCTGCTCCGTTGAAAGGTATGCCTATGGAGGCACTTGATATTTACATGAGTGGCGTTGAAGCAATTGAAAACCGCAACCAAGCGGAGTACCAACAGTTGCTTGTCCAAATGCATCCAGATAATATCGGATGGATACCGGGACTAGGAACATATAACGGCAACATATATAGTGCGGTGTATGAAGATGCTGTTAGAATTTACCAAGCGGTTTTAGAAAAAGAAAGTAATAATGGAAACATTGATGGTGCTTTAAAAGAGGCTTCAAAGATTGCGAAACAATCTATTCGAAAATCCTTAATGCCTCTAGGCGACATCTTATATGCTCGTGAGTTATATAAAGATTCATATGGTGTAGAACCTCCACAGGTTGAGTCTATTGAGGAACTTGCGGGTTTCTTGGATACTAAACGCATGAGTGAGTTTGATGAGGGCATGATAAAAATCATGTTTGATTTGATTGACCTCGAAGCTCCTATGATTAGGCTTGATAACATTGCGTTCTTGGACAACAATGAAAACAGTGAAAGCGTTGAACCTTTGCTAGAAGACTTCCAATATAGTGAACGAGTTCGCCCTCAAAGAAGGACTTCTTTGGTTAACATTGATAGTAGAGAATACAAGGCGTACACTAGAAACTTTGGATCAGATGTTACTTGGTATTTGGAAGGTGGGCGTGTTCCTCAAACAATGAATGAACTACTTGCGGATGCAGACAACATTGCTGATCCACTAGAGCGCATCAACTACTTGTCGTACATGACGGAACATATTGTCAACCGAGCCGGAGATATTGATGCCGAGATAGACAACAAACTGTTCCAACAAAAAGTAAAAGAGAAGATCGATTCTTCTCGTGAGGAATTGTTGAGCGGTCGTGCTGCTTTGAACCAAGAGTCTATCAACAAACTAAAAGAGGGTATTGTCGCTGGTAAGCGTGTAGGTCAAGGCATTGCTTCTAGTCGTGGTGTATCTACGGATGTATCCGACATGTCGGCTTCTTCTGTTCGTTCAATACCTGCGGCTAACAGAAATGTTAGACCTATATATGTAGAACATGCTGTAGCGTTGACTAGTACAGAACGCCATCCAATAATGGCGGACCAGGAAGTTCCTCCGTTCATCGACAACATGCCTAAAGAGGATTACTCTAGAGAGGGTATGCTAACACTTTATCATGGTGGTTATGGTCTAGAGAATATCTCTAACGACCGACCTCTATACATATCTCCAGAGGAGAGTGAAGCGGCAGACTACCAACGCCTTCAAGATGACCAAGAAAAATCTGATCCTAAACTTGTAAACCCTGTCTACATAGAAGAGTCAAGGGTAGCATCTCAAGACCAAGCACTAGAGGTAGCACGAAGATTGTTCCCAGAAAAGATGGCGCAGTATGATGCGACTGGAGATGCTATGTTCTTTATGTTGATAGATATAGAAGGGATGGAGGCGAGAGGCTTTTCTTCAGAGGATATTCCATTTATACTAAATCAGAAAGAGCGTAAGAAATACTTTACGGCTCTTGAGTCGGCAGGTTTTGATGCGGTATCTTTTATGGATCAGCAGGCAGACCAGACTAGAAGTCCTAGGGTTGTGGAGAATATGGTAGTTCTAAATCCACAAACGGCTATGGATAATGGCTCTATGAAACTGCAAAGTCAAAAGGAATGGGCGGATGGAATCTATGCTACATTTAAAGAGCGTGTGGTTTCTAATCTTCTATACTTGCATGACCTTGCTGATCCAGAGGTTCGTGAGTACATGCGTAGATGGTACGATGGTGCAAACAAGATTGCGAAGGACATGTCTACCAAATATGGTATTAGCGTAGAACAAGCCTCTGGTATTCTTGCTGCCCTATCGCCGGGTGCGGATTGGTTTATCAATATCCAAAACGCATACAACATCCTAGAGGTTCTTCACAATAACCAAGATTCTACATTTGATGAAACCATGTACAACATGGCTATCGGAAGAAAACTAGAATCATATAGACAAACTGGTCCAAATAGTTCTTACTACAAGAAGAAGTTCAAGGGTAAAAAGATGACCCCTTCTAAACTCTTAACGAAAGATCGAGCGGGATTTGATTCTTTCCAGGAGTCTATGGATATTCTTCGTGGCAGAACACTTTCTAGTATGGATGCTTTGGAGAAAGCCAAGTTCATTCGCTACTATAGAGAAGTGTATATGCCTTCTACTGTACAAGTGTACAGCCCTGTTGGTGATGACCTAGGAACATACACTACCAAGAGTGGTAAGCCTAGACAAGTTGTGACCCAAAGTTTTTCTAACATGGCGAAAGCCGTAACGATGTTTGAGAATAACGACATCGGTATGATTAGCGAACTGCTCGGAGGTAGCCATAAGATTAGACACTTCTACAATAACATCGCAAACCCTGATGCAACGGATGGTGATGTTACTATGGATACTCATGCGGTTGCTGCGGCGGAGCTCATGCCTTATGGTCAATCAAGCCCAGCCGTAAACGAGAACTTTGGTGGGGCAGGCATCATGTCTTCTTCGGTCAATGGTTTGTCAGGAAACTATTGGGCGTATCTTGATGCATATGTGGAGGCAGCAAACCAAAGAGGCATCCTTCCTCGTGAGATGCAGTCTATCACTTGGGAAGTGATTCGATTAATGATGCCTTCAACTCTTCGTGATAATACTAGTAGATCAGATATAGCAGAGATTTATAAAGGTTATGAAGGAGAACCAATTGAAGATGTACAAAATGAAATTAAAAAATACTTCGATGAAAAAGACACCGACACAGAAACCCCAAGAGGAACAAATATTAAGCACCCTAGTTGGTACAGACCTTCTAGTAGCGAAGGAGATATTACGCAAGGGGAAACCTCTAACGAAGGAGACTTGGCTGGAGGAGATTTATCTAGCGGAACAAGTACCGAAGCAGATACACCCGGAAGTCCTAGCAACGATACCGGAAGGGCTGCACTAAAAATGCGTCAAGCCACGACACAGTTCGTGGACATGCTTAAGGGTGGTGTGCCTCAAGAGGTGGCGTTTGCCGAGACCATCTTGAAGGCGGATAGAAAAGCCAAGAAGGGTAAACTCAAGCCAACGGATGAGGGATCAGATTTCTTCTACCAACCACAAAGCATCAATGCTACTAGAGAGCAGTTGATGGGGATGAGTACTGCGGAGATTGTATCAATGCTAGATACCAATGTCTTGCGTGACATTAGCACACAGGCTGGTAAGATAGACTTCTCTACCGATGGTAACATCCTAGTACTTGCTCAAATAGAATACCTTGAGCGTTTGAGAAAAGCAGGCGACATGAACGGATACCAAACCGAACTCGCTAAACTTACTCAAATGGGAACAACCTTTGGACAACTGCTCCGACAATTTGGGGAAATCAAAGGTCGTACTGTAGAGGGCATGGTATCCCTCATTGCAAAAGAATACGAGAGAAAGGGTACGCCTCTAAAAACAGATGCGCTAGAAACACTTACTCAAGTCGTAGACGAATACATGCAGGCTAAAGATGGATTTGACCAAGCGGTTGATGAGGTCTTCGATACTGATCCGAGTAACTTCGACCAAATGGATAAGAAGGTTCAAGAGGCTCAAGAGAGATTAGAGAAAGCCATCGCAGGTATTAACGACTTCCAAAAGTTCAATGCGCCTACATGGGGTTCACTCCTATCTACCATTATGCAGGGTAACCTTCTTACCCTACGCTCTATTACAACGAACGTCATTGCGAACGCCATCACGCTTCCAATGAGATTAGGTGAGCAGTTGATTGCTGCGCCGATAGAGTTTATGTTGTCAGGAAATAAGCGTGAGATCAGACCATCTTTCGGTGCTATGATTTACGGAGCGCAACGATCTTTCCATGGTCTTAAAGAAGCGTACAAATCTATCAAGAGCGGTGTTGCCCCTGGTGATTTTGAGTACACGGCGGGATATCAACTACGACCACTAGTTGCTCTTGCTACTGTATTTGGTAAGGGAAAAGAAGGACTACCTCAAGAGTTCCATAGTCAAGCAGACTTCATGAACTACAAGGCAAAGAAACTTGTTGAGGGCATCTTTGGTCTAACGGCAGCATCAAACTTTAAACTACTTGTACTTGGTGACCGACCATTCTATCGTGGTATGGAGGGATATGAGTTGTACCAACAAGGTAGAAAGTTAGGGTTGTCAGGAGAATCTCTTGCTCAATTCCTTAAGTACCCTACCGAGGAACACTTGAGACTTGCTCGTGAAAAAGGATTGAAGCTCACCTTCCAAGAGAATGATTCTACCCTACTGTTTGGTATGGTGAATACCCAACAAGCACAAAACTTCTTTAGCGGTGCAGGTGGTAAAATGATGGAGAGTGATAAACTAATGACAAGAATGTTTGGTAATGCGGTTCGCTTTATCGTGAAGTCAAATGTTCCTTTCGTTAAGACTCCATTCAATATCCTATCACAGTCATTGGAGTTGACCATGTTCCCGATCACATTCTTACAAGCATTCTCTAGAGGAATGTCGGCTCGTGATAGATCAGAGAAACTAGCAACCGCCCTCATGGGATACATGTTGTTCTTACTTGCTCGTAGATTATATGACCAAGGTGCTGCTAGTGGAGCGGTAGATAAGATGAGTCCGAAGTCTCGTAGCGTAGCCTATGAGGTAGAACCTCCGTTCACTATCAATGTATCGGCACTAGGTCGTGAGACAGGAGAGCCTTTCCAACCATCTGATCGTAGAGTAGGTTTCGCTAAACTAGGTTTGCCGGGTGCGATACTCGCAGCGTATATTGAGGCGTTCAAGATTATCGATAGAAAGCCTAACTTCTCTAGCGAAGAAGAATTGAAAGAGTTTGGTATCGAAGAGCAAAGTCCAGTGAGTAGTTTCCTTGAGAAGTCAATGGGTATTACCCTAGGTTCTTTGGGTGCATTGTTGGATCAGTCCTTCTTGACCGGTCTAGAAAATGTAACGAAAGTGTTACAAAATACGGAGGATGTAAATGTAGTAACCAAGTACTTCGAGCAGTTGTCTCGTGCTATGGTATCCGTTCCTCTTCCTAACTTGTTCACATCATTCTATAGAGCGGAGCGTGAGTTCTTGCCAGACTATCGTGACAACACTATCGACAAGAGGTTTAAGAATGTATTGTATGACAGAACCTTTGGTACATTTGGTAGAGGTGATAACCCTGCTCCTATCCGTATCAATGTGTGGGGTGAGAAGATTAATCAAACTCCTCCAGGAACAAACCCTGTCTTCTATGAATTCCTTGACCCTACAGGCACAAGACTAGCAACGGATGATCCACTTAAGGTTGAACTATACTCTCTATATCGTAGAACAAACGATGAGAATGCACTACCTTCTATACCTAGTATCATATTGAACAAGGAACTATTTAGAAACAAGGGATCAGAAAGATATGAGTTCACTACATCCGAAGTAAATGAACTGCTCATGCTACTAGGTCAAGAAAGAACTAAAAGTTTACGAGCGGTTGTTGAGTCTGAAGGCTGGGGTAGAATGTCAGATGAATCTCAAATCGCTGTGGTTAAAAAGATAAATAGTCGCTTTAGTAAGGGCTACCAAAAATTAGATGATGGTAGTTTAAAAGTGTACAAGTGGTATCGCCGTAGACAAGAAATGATAATGCAAAAGAAGAATGAAGCAAATTAAAAACACCAAAATTGGTAAGCTCTTAAAAGAGAAAGCACCTCAAGTATTAGATATTGTAGGAGACTTACTCCCTGATCAAGGGGCGTTGGGCGTTGTCAAGAGATTGATTGATGACCCTTCCGTTGAAATGAGTGCAGAGGAAAAGCAAGAGTTGAATAACCAAGTGATGGAGATGTACCAACTCGAAGTTGCTGATCGTGATAGCGCACGGAAACGCCAAGCGGAAATGGTAAAGGCGGGTGCGAAGGACTGGTTGTTCAATGTAACCGGTCTTGTAGGATTGGGAGCGTTCTCTTTCCTTGTTTGTTCTATCGTATTTTTACATGTACCTGAAGAGAACAAAGAGATATTCATACATCTTATCGGTATCGTTGAAGGTGTGGCTCTATCTATTTTCGGATACTACTTTGGATCAGCAATTAAAGAAGACAAATAATGGAACTAGAAGTATTAAGATTTAGTAGCGAAGCGGATAGCACTAACGGGCTATTGTTTGATATCACTAATGGTGAGCGTAAGTTCCTATGCTATACCCTAGAGGATGAGCATAGAGATGTAAAGGTTATGTCGGAGACTAGAGTACCGGCTGGTACCTATCAAATCACCCTGCGTACCACGGGAGGTCATCATGCTAAATACACAAAGAGGTATGGGGAGATGCACAAAGGAATGCTATGGGTTCGTGAAGTGCCTAACTTTAAGTGGATTCTTATTCACACTGGTAATACTGATGAACACACTGCTGGGTGTCTCCTTGTTGGTGATACTCAAAAAATCAACTTTGGCGAGAGTGATGGATTCGTTGGTTCTTCTACTGCGGCGTATAAAAGAATCTACCCTCCGATTGCTAAAGCTCTTGAAGAAGGGGAGGAAGTAACGATTACATATATCGACTTCGATTAGTAACGGAATCCATTGAATCCAAATAAGTGAAGGAAGCTCTCAAACATGTGGGCTAACTTCACATTCTTTGTGGATATAAGAACTCGATATCCCTTGGTATTCTTACCACGCTTTCGGTGTCTTTGCATCCTCTTGTTAATATGCTTGGTCATCCCAACATAGTGTTCTTTGGGAAGATAGTAGACATGGAAAATCTTTTTACGAGTAGTATCGATCTTCCTCTTACACTCTTTGCAATATCTTTGAACGCCTTGCGGTCTTGTATTACTTCTATGGAACTGATCCGTAGGTTTATGTTTTGTACACCTGCTACATCTATGAAGTTTCATGAAATTCTTGGAGAGAAGATTTGATTATCTCCAGTTCAAGCCTGATCCTTTGAGTGGTAGATTGTAGTACCGACACTATCTTCTCTTGACTTACAACTGGATTGCCTTGGTAATCAAAGAGCTTTTCATAGAGCGCATCAATTTCTTTGTGAGCATTCTCACAAGCAAGATGATAATATTTCCCTAGGTCTTTGTGTTCCATGGCAGTTGTTCGATATAATTTAGTCAACTACCATGACAAAAAATATATCACAAACTAGGAGTTATCAACAATGTCTTGAACGACTTGGTCTACTTGTGCTTGATTACTAGGGATATAGATAGCGTAGTCACCCATACCATTTTGTTGACAGTAATTAAGGAACATCTTAAACCTCAAAGGGAAACTATGTTGACTAGGCACATAACCCTTGGTCTCTATAATAAACCTATGCTTGTCGCTCACAAAGTCGGGAGTGTAGGTGACTGCTCTGATCACCCTGTTCTCTTTAACACCGAATCCTCTTGAAGACTTCTTACCATACCTCCCCTTGTGTTTGAAGCCGGGAAATATTTCGTAGGTGTCTTCCTCGTACTTAAAGTCAATACCCGCCTCCTTGAGTTTCTTGTAGCAATACATCTCCAATTTTGATTGGAAGGTAACGCCATCATAGACACTCTTCTTACTATTGACCGCTCCTCTTTTCTTCTTTCTCATAAACTAAATCCATCTTCAAGGCTCATCTTGGGGACATCGTATTTCTTGTAGTCCTCTAGGCGTTGTGAGATAGGCTCGAATAATTTTCTTCTATCTGCACCTTGCACAACATAGAACCCTGTCTTTTGATTGTTGATTTCAAATTCAATAGGAGAAGATAGGGGGGTGGGCTGACCCCCCGTCTCCGTCACACGAACCTTACGAACATGTAGTTCCGTAGTTCTTCTAGTGATCGGGTCTTCTGCCTGTACCTTTCTATGTATGGTTAAGAATCCGCTACATCTATTCACCCACTTACCACCATGCTCACTATCCTCTGCGTAAGGAGCGATAGGTAGACCCATTGCATCCTTTCTTCTTTGCGCCTCCGTAACGGCATGGGTGTTTAGCCATACGGCGATCTCGTTGTTGTTTGCAAAGTTGAGCAGTTCACTTGCTGCCTCGTAATGATATTCGTGAATGCCTATCTTATTCTCTGATCCTATTTGAATCTTGAGACTATTATATGGGTCGATGAACAAAGCATCTACCCCACCTTGCTTCATGCACTTCTCCGTGAAGATAAGTATGTCGGTATACGAATACATGTCTCGGTTACCATATATAATGAAGTGGTCTTTGACCCATTCGTATGCATGTTTCCTTTGTTGGTATGTCATCTGGGCGATAGGTCTATCAACCGCAAACTCCATGAGCTTCATCTTCACGGAAGCCGTAGTGTTCTCGGAACTATACACACACCATTTCCATCCGTGTTGAATAGCACTGTTCACCATGAGGAACAAACAAAAGGTTGTCTTTCCTACATTGCTGTGACCATTTAAGATGACAAACTCTTTTTTGTATCTAAAGTATTCATCGAGGTGTGGGTCTCCTAGTGATAGACCTATCTCAATATTACCCTCGGCGTATGCGTTAATCCATTTGAAGTCATCCGAGTCCGAAGAGATAAAAGAGTAGTCACCATCATCAACATCTGACTTACGCTTGGACATTTTCTCAAGTGCAATAACCTCGTTGATAGGTAGACCCTTACCATACTCGATGCCGATGCGGATGGTTTCTCTCGCCGTTTCTATCGAGTTGATATCTCTCTTGCTAATCTCTCTTTCTAGAACATGTATAGCCTCATCCTCTTCCATCCGACCTGCTGCGATGTAGCCACCACACAATCGTGAGGCACGGAGCAGTACATTATGCTTCTCACCATCGAGAGCATTTGCAATCATTGTTGCTACGAGGTTGAACTTTACATAGTCCGTTATAGGTTTTCTTTCAATGGGCTTCTCGTTCTTCTTTTCTTTAAGTGCCTCATCCGTATAAAAACTTCCGAATCTTTTGACATCATCGTTAACGATCAGGTCCGGGTCATAACTTTCGTAACACGCTCTTGATTCATTCTTGCCCGTAGGGTCTACCTCCAACCCATAGGTCTTATCGAAATACTTTTCGAGCGCATTGAAATGGTCACGATGTCTTTCGGGATTTGTGACTGGAACAAGAGCTTTGATTCCGTCTCCACTTGGAGACACCCAACATGCATAGACATGCTGATCGGTGGCTATGACCCCCTTGTTTTTTTCAATATCAATATGATCGAAGTCTAAACATATAAATCCACTATGCTCGACCAATCCATTGTCCTTGCGTATAGTAAACACACCGCTCCACAATACACATGGTAGTTGGTTTTTTAATTCAGACTTCTTCTTACCATCATCCGTCTTGCGAATCTCCTCGATGAGTTCCTTGCTCTTCCCTTGTTGTATTCGCTGTAGTGCTACGGAAATATCTTTGTGAAATGGCTGATCCTTCTGATATATGTTCTGGTATATTGTTACTTCCTTCATGGTGTTCTAGATATAGTTGGTGATTTAATTCTCTTTTTAGATGTACGATTGCCTTGATAATGTCTTGACTCATGGGGTTGCCGGGTTTTTTCCCCGCCCTCATTATATATGTCAAGGCAGTACCTAGGTTGTAGTTGTCTTGTTGAAAGTCTAGCACCACATCCATCGCTTCTATCTTTTTGTGCTTCCCTATATAATAAGAAGGCACATCCTTTAAATTATAATCCACAGTATCCACTATCACATTCATTAAAATCTTCATCAAACAATTGGAACTGCATCTTAAAAGACTTGATATCTTCGTAACGAGTTCCTTTCTTAAACCTTGCCTTGTCGTTTTCTTGTCGTGCAAACCAATCGAACTTGTTTGGAGACTTTTCCGACATATGTTTCAAGAGCATCTCGTTCCTATGGAAGCAACCTACACAATTATTTAGATAAGCAAAGCGCACAGGCTTGTCTTTCCAATACGCCTCTATCTGATCCTTATATATGTTGTCATGGATCAGTGGGAAAGAACACACACGATAAGGCATCTCCTTGTATCGATTACTTAAACCAGTCTTGCTCTTACCTATGATAAACTTTTCCCATTGGTATCCGTCCTCTTGATATCTATTCATCATAGAGTTAGCTCGCTTCACTTCATTGGCTCTAAATCCAATACGCATATCCACGGGCAGTTCCATGTTCTCATAACACCATTGCTTGATTGGGTTTACCTTGAGCTCCGTAGTACAATAGCGTTGAGTTACATTCGGAAGGTATAAGTATTCTCCTCCAGTCTTCTTGTCGCCACGCACAATCACATCATCAAAGGTTGGTCCAGTTAGCCAATGAATCTCTTGACCAATGAACTGCTCAAGATCGAGTATGGTGTATATGATTTCATCTTGTTCTAAAGTCCCAATGAATTCTTGTCCTAGTTTGTCGCTCACTAATTGGCGAACCTTTGGATCGGGGAACATGCATTCCTTATCGCTAGTACGAACAAGAGCAAACACATTGTAATCCGCCGGGTAATGCACGGCTATATATGATGAGGTCTTACCCCCACTTAATGAGTTCACTGTCTTCATCGGAATAAAGGTTTTATTTTTTCAGCAATGGCTTGAACGACATCGACTGTCACGGCATTACCGCATTGCTTGTATCGTTGGGTCTTGCTAATCTCTTTTACCTCACCATCGAATACTCCATACAAGGTATGATTATCGGGGAAACCTTGCAACCTTTCACACTCTATCGGTGTAAGCCTACGGATTCTTCCGTACTTAACAAATTGATCAGTGTTACCACCGCTCCCTGTACTTCCGTGAATAGTATTCGCTTCATCCTTTAGTGTGCGGTTGACTACCTCGCCATGCTTGTCCCGGCTATAGCCTACTACCTTGGGGTCTTTATAATCACGAGCCATGAGTGTTGGGCTGATCTCTTTAAAGCCTACTTCTCTAGGGGAGTAATTACTAACCTTTGGCGTTAGCATTTCTACGAGTTGCATTCCCGAGTGGAGGGAGGCTTGACCTCTTGCTGTAAGCGTTTTGCTAACGGGTCTTCCTGTGCATTCCACCTCTCCATCTTCGCCACTTGACTCGATGAGAGGAAATACTCCTCGCCAATCTCTTCGGGTTTCTGCAAGATATCCGACAAGGTACACTCTCTCACGATTTTGGGGTAAAAACCACGCAGTGTTGAGCAACTGCCATTCGCAGTCATAACCCCCAATGTCGGCAAAGGCTTGGAGGATTCCCGCAAAATCTGCCCCAGCATTTGAGGAGAAAGTTCCTTTAACATTTTCCCAAATAAAAACTCGTGGTCTGCATTGTTTGATAAGCCGTATTGCTTCAAGGATAAGGCTTGAGCGTTCCCCACCCATCCCTTGTCGCTTCCCAGCAAGGCTAAAGTCTTGACATGGGCTTCCAAAAGTGATGAGGTCAATTCTTGGAAGGTCTCCTCCGTGAACATCTGTAACTGATCCGACATAAGTTGATGATTTAAATTGGTGTTGGTATACCGCAACGGCATACTTATCTATCTCTGAAAAGTAACTTGTTACTTCGTACCCGGCTTTCTCAAATCCTTTATGGAAGCCACCGATACCACTAAACAAGTCAAGTTGATTTATCTTCATGAGTAATATCAATCCTCTCTTTGTAAATTAACTTGGATGCAAGGCTTTCAAAGGTGTAGTTAGGAAGATCGTAGAGCTCCCGATATTTAAAGAGTATAAGGTTGTCACCTCTTTTATTCGGTATCACTATAATGGCGTAGTCAACATCGGACTTTTCCATTGTGAAATTTAATTCCGAATCCCTATGATTTTGAACCTCTATCCAAAAACTATTTTTCTTTCCATCCTTGTCCGTATAAAAGAAGGGGGTCGAAAGTTTTTCGACCTTCAACCCCCAACACATAGCAATCACAAGGAATATCTTTTCCTTAAGATCAGAATGGTAGGTCATCAGCCACCGCTTCTTTCTTGTTATCGTTAGTGTACTCTTTGGTAGCCTCGCTATGAGGATTGTATACACTAGCCATTGGCTTACCCGCACGGCTAAAGAACAGTGTTAGGTAAACATACCCCTTTTCAGTCTTGTACTTTTGCAAGTCTTCAAGGTGTGTTGCACTTAAGGAAATACGCCAAGAACGAACCTCTCCGTTCTCGCCACGCTTGGGTTCATCAACGAACCCGATCAAGTCTGAATCATACTTTTTCTCTGACATGACAATATAGATTTAAATTAAACTTCAAATTCTGCGAAGAAAGTTTCGGTCGGCGCATCGCTATCGAGATAACTCATAATGCGGTCAATCGCCATCGTATACTTCTTCTTTCCTCTCTCTATTGTTTCAGGCGTAGCCCGAACCAACGCTGGAAGATATGGATAAGTTTTCTCTTGTGCAACCCAAAAGTAATCATTGCCTGGGAAGACCGAGGTGTAGATATACGCTTGGATATCATAGCCAAAAGAAAAGACATCTCTACCAAAGGATTTCACTGATCTACAACTCTTGCTATCGGTAATAAACCCTTCGCCCTTACAGTCTAGGAATCCACGAACAGGTATCTCATCGATAAAAGAATTGAATTCTACTTGGACTTCACCGGTGAGGTACGAGTCTTTCAACCCCGTCTCATCGAGTCTATTTATCATATCGATAGCCACCTGGAAATCCTCTTCGCTCACAATCTCAAGCCCCCGCTTTTTTGCTTCATCACTCATGTCTTGTTTCCATTTGCGATACTTTGCCGTAGCTCGTGGGGACTTGCCCCCAATCTCTTGAATGATATCGTAGTCATCAAAAGTAACAAACCGCTCATCGTATTTCTCTGGTTCAAACAAAAGACAATCGTACACTGATCCAAAGGACAGTGCTTGAGATTCTTTCTTGAGTTGCCCCGCCATGTACATCTCCCATAGGCGCATGTCTTGGAGGGCATACTTAATAGAGGAGTAGGAAAGATATTCCTTCCCTACTTTATCTACTAGTTGATTAGCGAACTTCATTACCCTACAAATTTTTGTAAGGCTTCTTTTTGCTTCTCGGTAAACGAGTCGCCATACTTACCTATGATTCGATCGAAAGCTCCGCTTTTGTCTTTAGACTTTTTGATGTATTCAACGGCATCCTTAAACACATTCTTCTTTGATGTCCCGCTCTCACTAGTTGGGGCACTCTCTTGTTTAGCAATAGCCATTGACACCTCATTGCTTGAGGCAATAGATGACTCAATACCAATGCCTAGGTTAGCCAATGCACGACCCCATGCCGAGGTCTCACAGTTTTCTACATAAGAAGTCTTATTGATATGGCTACTAGTTCTATCCTCTTGGGCGAATCCAGTAGCAACGACTGATCCTTTGTCGTTCGTGATAACCGCTCTGATCACACAAGAATCATTGTCCAAGTGAATCATTTCGGTTTCAAGAGACCACCCCTTGTATTCAGGTGCGGTGCGAAAATAAAGGATACGCTGATTTACCTCAACATATTCCTTACCACGGATGTTCGTGGTTTTGAATTGGTGTTTTACCATAGTTATTGAATTTAATTATTATGCAATTTACTTTAATCCAGGGTCTTGTGCAAGTCTCTCTAGTTCCCTATAGATAGCCGATAGACTGTATACTAAATAGTTTAGTTGCTCATCTCCGGCTCTCACTAATTTATCTTGGAGTTCTCTTTCAACCATCTCAAGATGGATTTTGATCTCATCTATATCCATGGCTACATCTTTATTGTTATGACATCTCCTTCACAAATCTCTCCTAGGAGGACTGCCTCTCTAATTTCATCTAGTTTTTCTATGGTTCTTTGGATACGCACGGAATCTCGTTTGCCTCGTATAATTCGTTGGGCTTTCTTTCTATCCGTTATATAGATTTCTCCTAGATCAGTAACCTTATAAACTCCCCTCGACTTTTTCTCCAACAGTCCATTCTCCACGAGCCTGGAAATATTGGAGGAGTAGTACCCCTTGAGCTTTGTTACATTAGAGCCGTTAACCGCTCTAACATATGATTGGATTTGAATTAATTGTTCTGGTTCCTCGTTCTTTACGAATTCTAGAATTTTTTGGGTGAGGTTCTTACTCGCCATACACTCTCTCTTTTAAGTTAATTAATACTTGCTTCACCGCTCTCATCTTATCGATGTAGAGGGTATTCTCTCTCATAGAAAACATGAAACAAGCATCATCCAAATAGGCTAACGCTTGTTCCAATTCCTTACGCTCTTGATCAGTCATACTAGTACTCATCAATTTCGACATCCTCGTCCGTTAACTCAACGAACTCGTTGCCGTATTCCACAATCTCGTACTCGCCGATGCTCACCATGTCATGGAAGAACTCCTCGGACTCAAAAAGGTCTATGTCAACACGACCTCTTACTCGTACTTTTACTACCGCCTCTACATATGCGTGAGCGGTTCTTATTTCTCTATACTCTCTACTCATACTATGTGGTTTAAACATTCTACACAAAATCCAAACTTATCGGTATCGTGGGTATTGACATGACCACAGTCCTCACACTCGATATCTTCCGGTCCTTCGGTGTTGGAGATTTCCTCCATGCGCTCCGATGTTAGTTCATCATCGTATCCTATAGGATCAGCATCATTGTCTATTTCCTCAAAGGCGTTTCTTACTAGTGAGTAGTTGAAGATATCAAAGATGCTATCGGTCTCTCCATCAAGAACAAACCATCCATCTCCATTACGAACTTCCTCATCTAATTCCCAATCGGTGTAGTAAACAAAGTCTATTTCAAACGCTAGTTTTAGCAAGTCTTCATCACTCTCTTTGTTATTCAAGGCTCTATCTAGACATTGAGTAAATTCCTCAAAATCTTCTTCTATTTGAATTTGGTTAGGCTGGGTAAATTTTTGCGCCCAATGTAATATGGACTCTCTATCCTTTCTACATTCGGCAAGTGTATCTTTCTCTTCCTTGGTGTAGAAATTACCATCGCCCCACAACCAACCTTCATTCATTGGTTTGCTTGTTGCACTACAAACACGAGCTCCGGTGTCTAGGACTTCCTTGATATCGCTTTGAGAAATGGTTAGTTCGAAAGGGTCACTATTTCGGTACACGAGGTCTGGGAATCTCTTGAAGTGAACTCGGTAGATTGTTTCGTGCCCTAGTCTAGGGTTGTGTCCCAAGATAATCCCGATCCCTTGACCATCTTTCTCGGTGTCCCAAATCTTGAACTTGACAACTGTGCCGACTGGTATCGGCTGATTTTCTTTTAACATGACAAATAAATTTTAGTTAGTGCGATAAATGTAAAGAGGATATTTTTAATGTGCAACACCTAGGATAACTTTTTAACCCTCTCTCTCTCACTATATATATGTGTGTACCATATTGGTACACCTGCAAACATGCGTTTAGGATTAACTAAAACACCTGGATTCCAGGTGGTTGGACACCGATGATTCAAGTGATAATTTAACTCAAATGTGGTTGGACACAAGTCTATTTGTATTTTTTTTCGCTCTTCATGTTGTATAGTGGGATATTTTATTTAGATTTACCTCACTAACTAAAATCCTATATTATGAGTAAGATCAGTCAAATTGCCCTCCGTTTGCTTCAAGAAGCCGTAGTCACTAGAGGGACAAGTGAAGTAATGGAAGCCATGTACAATAACAAGCATTTCTTCCACACAGTAGTTGATACCTACAACATCAACAATAGTTTAAGCACAACTCAATTGCTTGATGCAATTAACGACTACTACGATTTCAATGAGTTCGGAGGACTTACCGAAGATTCCACTCAAGAGATGATGGAGACCCTCATGCCTAGATATGTTCAATCCATATTCGAGATAGATGTACAAAGTGGTATCCTTGATGAATCCGTAAAACTCCTCACACTCTTTATTGAAGGCGATGAAGAATAAAAGATAAGCCTCACCAATCGGTGGGGCTTTTTCTTTCTCTCTCTCTCTCTCTCTCTCTTATAGACAATATAGGGGGTTTTGAGGGAGATTTTTTTTGAAGCTCGAGATCGTGCAAAAAGTACAGTTCCAGGGGCGATTGCCTCGATTCCAAATGGAGGTTGAAACACACCTCAATTTCAAGATTAAGAGCGGAGCAAAAACACCTCCCCATGAAGGGCGAAAAACCGCCCAAGGACTTTCCATGTGAATCTTGATTTCGCCAAATTTCCACCGATCAGGCGCACACATGGGCATAAAAAAACCCCCATCGATTTCTCGATGAGGGTCTAGTTTTGAACTCTTATTGAAGCACCTTACCTCGTGTAAATAAGTAAGGCAATTCTTGTACAAGGTTGACTACATTTTGGCGATTGTTCATCGCAATCATGATATCCAAAAGTTCACTTTGAATCTCGAATAGTGCATCTTGGTCATGTACCATATCACAAGAATATAGATTGTACTTATGCTCCAATTCAACCATTCGTTCTAGCAATCTTCCGAATACAAAATTGTCGTTGTAAGTATTCGATTGATTTGCTCTTTTGATACCAATCTTGTAGCCTTCGTACTTTGCTTTTTGGATAGCAAGTTGCTCCTTTCTTACCTTCTTGTACTCCTTTGGTTCATCCAAATATTGGAGACCAAGTTTCGTGATTTTCACACCTTCTCGATTGTAAGTAATGAGACCTCTATCCTTGTAAGATTTGAAGTTAGTATCGTAGTGACCGCTCATGTTAGATGGTAGTTTAGGTAGTAACCCTTTTACCTCTAATGAAGCCACATATCTAGCGATGTCGTGATGGATGTAATTTACAGTACTCGTTGGTACTCCATTTGCAATCATCTTCAACATCAAATCCGACTTCTTCTCTTCATTCTTGCCGTTCAAGATTGCAATCATCTTCATGGTTGTTTTCTTACCATTGAAGCCTTGTGCGTTCATTACTTTCAAGTAAGTGAATAGTTCATTAATCGTTTTCATAACAATAAAGATTTGTGCCCCTCCTAGGAGGAGCGGTTAGATTTAGTTGTGCCCACATGTCAAAGAACTCGACCGCCGAAGCGATACCCCAATATAGCACCTTATATCTAATTACGCAACACCAAAGTTCCGCTCTTAATCTTGAAGCACCGCCCATGTAAATCTCAAAAAGCACCGCCCAGAAGCAAAGCTCATGAAAAATCCTAGTGTTTATAAGGGTTTGCGGAAATGTCCAACAAGATCTCGACACGCATTTTTGGGCATAAAAAAACCCCCACCGATGGTGAGGGTTAGTTCCTAGTATCTCCGTACAACTCCGAAGGCATCAAGGATAGCCATTCCTTCGTTGTATTGAGATAATGTGAGTTTCTCATGGTATTCACTCAAGAATTCATCTAGACTTAAATCACATTCGTATTGTCCATCGACTCGATGTTTGTCTTTGATGATTTCATCAAGGTCATCCATGTACCTTATTGCTTTCTCGTGAAGAATATCTTCTAGCACTTCATCGAGGTTTACCATGATGAACTTCCACATTGCATCTTTTTCTTTCGTTGTCATGATTACTTTCTTTTGAAGATTTGTATTACCTCCCCTACTTCTAGAAGCAAGGGAGCGAGGATTAGGATCAGGACTACACACATCATAAGTCCATACCGAATTTGAGTTCTTTTGCTAGTTGAATATTAGCAAGTTCCATAGTGTCACAATCGAACTCAACTCGTACACCTAGCGCATCGAACTTCTCCGACATTGGTAGTGCCTCAAACATGATTTCAAGGTCATGGATGTTCTTGCCTAATTCAATGGAGTGGATGAAGGCTTTGAATAGTTTCAAATCATTCTCTTCAAAAACCCCTAGGTCTCCTTCCCTTAAATCTCTTAAGTCTAATGGATGAAGACCATACTCAATTGTGCAAGGCGACCGCTCAATGTCCAACAATAAGTTGTGCGACATTCGGTGTTCTAATCTCTTTAATACTCGTATCAAGTAATTGTCCTTCTCATCGAGTTCACAAAAGAAAGTTCCATTGTCCGCAATCGCCCCATTGATTTGGTCATCATCGAGGTTTTTAGCACAATCCAGGAACTCATTCAACATCTCTTCCGCTCGTTGAAGTTCATTTAAATCCACATAGAATGCTTCATTGAACTCCTTTATACAAAGGTCATCGATAGTGATGAAATCTTTGTCCGAAAGTTTCTTTGTCTTTATAATCTCTTTTGAGATTTCCGCTACCACTTGTTGGTAGGTTTCGAGTGATGAATTAATCATCGTTGACAAATTAGTTTGTCTCATAATAAATAAAGATTTAGCCCATGAAGGAGAACCCTCCATAGGTGGTTAGAAAAATGCCCATATGTCAAAGAACATCGTACCGATTGGTACACAGTTAAGATAGCACACATAGGATAAAATTCATAGAGGCGGTAGATAATTTCTCCAAGTATTTTTGATTTCTCACAAGGGGCTATAAATCAACACAATAAACCCTGGCTCATAAACCAATGATTCACTTGGAGATGGGTAAGCGTGTGATACCTAGTTAGATATATTCTCGATACCAAATGGGAGGGGGGTGTGATTGTCAACCAAGGAGGGGTACGCGCCCTAGATTCGCAATGTACTAGGGTTCAACACGATGCGGTCTAATGGTTAAACTAGTGGTATAGGTGGCGAGGTACAAACGCCTGATCCACAACGCATTAGTTGGTAAAACGCCAAAAGTTTTCCGAGTTCCGATTTGGACTTTGAGGGGGTGGGTTTGGATTATCGTTTCGGTTCTCACTCGCACTCGTCACGCTATAGCGTATAATCCCCCCGGTCTTTAGGACTGATTTAATTATTCGGATCGTGTTCTGATCGTTGGTATTTTGTTGGAGCAGTTAAGCCAGACAAGAAATATTTTGTCTCGTTTGACACTTGATTATATCAAAAAAAAGTTGTAACTTTGAAATGCTTCAAGCATACAAGCATGGCGGTTGGCTTTGGAGAGCCACCGCAAAACCAAGTATGTAGAATGCACCCTGGTATAGGAAGTTGTATTAGGGGATACTATGTCTAATTTTTAATGGGGGAATCATGTGCGAATGTGGGCACGAAGGGAGTCAATGTTATTGTGACTTCTGGGACGATGTCGAGTCTGGGGACTTGATCTTATTTGTATGAACTGTTCTTAATTGAGAGTTCTTTATTTCGTAGAGGGGAGCTTGGGTAGTGAATACTGATCCATCATCCCTTTTTCTTTTTTCTCCTTTGGGGAAGTAATCGGCTACTTCTAGGAATTCGGTTTTAAATATCCAACCACATAGTGTGTACACGCTTGTCTTTTTATTTATAGAGCAAAAGATTAGGAGGTCGGATTCTAGATTCTCTTGGTATCCTACGAAGTTGTTTACATAATGAGGTTTAGGGTCTACTGTCCTCCCCATTGTTTTGACATCGATCTTGTACCCTTTATATAGAAGGTCGTAACCCCCGTCAAACCCGGGTTTAAATTCGACTGGGAGTTGTAGGATCAGAGCGGTCATATATTCTCCTAATAGACCAATGTACTGTTCTTCTTTGCTCCCATTGAAAGAATGTCTTTCTCCGAGGTTTTTTTCTTTGAGGATGTCCCAGCAAAAGTCTTTTAGGGACTGTGGTATTTCTAGGGATGTCATAGTTCGTTATAGAATCGTTGTACCATGAGCCTACCTTTTTGAGCGAGGGCATACCGCACACGATAATTGTATTTTGTTTCTGATCTAAACATCTGCCCAAGGACATCCTTCTTTGGGGTGAGCTTATCGAAATGTTTGTATATATATTCTCTTTTGAGTAGTGGGTAGAGTACTTTACTCGGCAGTTGTTTTTTAGATTGCCCGTACTGATCGCATATCCAATCGATGGTAAAGAATTCAAGGTCGTAGATAAAGAGCATAAAGTCGATCTCTGGTCTAGATATATCGTACTGCTCCTTAAACCTCTTATAAACCTTCGAGATATTTTTGAGGTGGTTTTGTTTTATGTATCGCTCTGGTTGTTTGCTAAACTCCCGGAACTGCTTCGTTGGTGCTACATGGCTCTTCGGCATGGCTAAATGTGATTTGCGGTTCTAGGTCGTTTATTGGTATGACCGACATTGTTGATTCTATCTTTCTTATGATTGATATAAGGTCTCGTTTACTTAAAAAGAAAAGAGGGTCTACCCTTTCACCTATAGCGGAATCGAGCCTATTTTTACTGATCTCATAAACCTCGGAGTATAACTCACTGTCTGGTGAGAACAATAGGTTGGTATCGTGTATTCTCCATGCGTGTAGTATGGTGGCGTGATTATACCCTGTGATTCTTCCTAATTCCGAGCAACCGAAGAATGGCTTACATGCATTTATGTATGCATATTTGTATATGACATTCTTACGCTCCCTAGAATTAGTGATTCCATATTCTTCATTAAAGAGCTTCCAATCCATGGACACCTCAACACTTCTATTCATATATAAGTTATATTTGCTTTAGGTACTAAATCTACGAGAAAATGGACGACCATCAAAGTCGAAGAGAGGAATTTTTACTACTGTGTAACGATGTGCTAGGCACATTGCGGGCAGTTGCGGAGGAACTCGAACTTGATGATGATGTGGTGTTTATTGCGATGGCTGGGTTGTACGATGAGACAACAAATCGTGTTGAAGCAATATATGATGCTCAAGCACCTAGCGATGAGGTACTGATCACTGGTCTCGACTTTTTAGACGGGATGATATGCCAGGAAATTGAAGATAACGAACCTAGAGAGGGAACTATTGATTGGTGGATCAATAGACTAAATTAAATTGTATGATCAGAAAGATTATCGTGGGCATCAATCCCAAGGATGCTATGGCTTACTATGTAGGTATGAAGGTTGGGAAGATGGTCATCAGCAGTATCGTTGTTGATGAAAAATATTTAATAAGACATAATATTCGGAGATATTTAATATATTTAACAGGAGATGAGGGGGTTATGTTATGGAAGAACATAGAAGGTCTCCCCGTCGTAGTTGAATATAATTTGAATTTCTAGTGAAAATGATGAAGTCTATTCTTGTGCGTATACCCAAGCGTTTCAAGGATACAATCAAAGTAAACGATGAGGAACTATATCTAGAGACAAAGTTCGATGAGTTTGCTCATAGGGTAATGGAGGGCGAAGTTCTAGGCACTCCTATAAAGTATGAATGCCCTTTTGAAAAGGGAGATACTATCTACTTCCATCACCATGTCGTGGTGGAGAAAGCACAGCGTATAGCGGTTTTTGAGGGCGATGATGTCTACGAGGTTAGGTATCATCCTAGCGATTCTATTAATTCCCAGGCATTCGCCTACAAGGATAAGGAGGGGAAAATCCATCCATTATCTAATTGGGTACTCCTAGAGCCAATACGCCCGGAGAAAAAGTTGAAGAGCGACATTTTAGAGATTGTAAGTTTTGAGGAGGAACTTGCTTCCGAAGGCATTGTGACCTTCTTGACTAGTGAGATGGTGGAGAATGGTTTGCGTAAGGGCGATCGGGTACGATTCTCAAAGCACTCGGACTACGAAATCCAAATCGATGGTACACCATATTGGAGAATGCGTATGTCTGATCTAGAATTGGTGTATGGCTAAAAAGGAATTCACAACGATTGGAGCATCCGAAAAGCTCATGAAGAGCATGGAGGTTGCAATCGAAAACATGATCGGAGAAATCCGCAAACCTATCGACCCCGATCTAGGGGGTACGCAAAGGAAGGCGGAACTACAGTCTATAAAACAAACGGCGGTAGATTGTAAGGAACTGATCATAGAGAGACAACGCCTAGAACAAATGGTAAAAGATTTGAAAAGCAGTGGAGAAATCTCGGAAGAAAAAGATTACGGAGGAGGATTCGCAGAAAGGTTCTCTAAATAGAGACCCTAGATATATCTTCCTATATTGGGACGATTATGACATACAAGATAACGACAGGGATGTGTAGTTGTGGGTCTTTAGACTTCAAGCATACCTGCCCATATAGAGAAAAACACGAGCAAGATATAGAGACCTTGTGCGATTGCTGCGAGGCTTGTATTGAGGCTTGTGCAAATGAATGTTAACCAATTAAATTTAATCCTATGTCAGTGAAGACAAAGTACCAAGTATTTCAAGATGCAGTAAAACTGCTCGTACTTTACCAGGCATCGCTCGATGCTATGGATGATTTCAAAGGGACTACCCTTTATAAGCATGATGTTAAGAAGCTCATGAACAACCTCGAAAAGAAGATCGAGTTCATGATTAGAAAACCATTGGATAAAGTTGACTCTGATCCAGAGACGAGTGAATTATTTTCTGCTCTTCAAAAAAGAGTAGAGATGATTAACACTTTAACGACAGAGGAATTGGCTCAATTAAAGTGGGTAATAGAAGAACACAGGGAAGAGGAGACTAATTCGTGATTCACGAATCGCAAAGTAAGGGTATAACCTCACAAGATTTGATTTCGGTAAGGCTATAACCTTACAATGATGCAGAACGATAGGGTTTTGTGTCTTTAATGAAACCTTTAACACCAAAGAGAAATGACAACAGAAAGAATTAAAGAAATACAAAACAAGACTGCTTACCCCGAAAGTGCAAGTGTACAACAAGCCTTATTACAAGTTTGGAATGAAGTA